GTGATTCTTCGTACTTTTTTCTTTGATCTTCTGTCGCTTTTATTCTCTCTTCTTCAATAGCTAGTCTTGCAATAGCTTGATTAGCCGCCACTTGAGCATCTACATCTCCAGCAGCCATAGCATTTTTGAGTGCTACCTTTGCAGATTCTATTTCAGATTTAACACGACCTGTGAACTCGTTAACATAGCCATCGTCTAGTTTATCAAACTTACCCTGTAACTCGTCCTTTTCTTTTTTAACTTGTTCTGCAAAACTTAAAGCTTCTTTTTCTCTACGTTCTGCTTCACGAATTTTATAAGTTAATTTGTCAATTCTTTTTTTGACACCTTCACTATATTCTTCTCGTTCGTCTTTTTTAGTTTCTTTTACTTCTTCAGTTGTTTGTTTTTCATCAACAACTTCAGTTTCAGTTTCTTCTTTTTTCGTAGGTTTTAATTCCACGTCAACAGATTTACCTGATGTATCTAAATCAACCATCAGTGCATCTTCTTTTAACGATTCTACTTTTGCTGCTTCGGGCATGGTTATCTCTCCATGTTTAGTGTGTTACTGGTGACAAAATACTTTCTGGATCTTCTACTGTTCCCAATATTTCATCATCATTAAGTATGCGTAGTTCTCCGCCTTCAATATTTAGACGTGAACCAGCGTATCTTGCAAATACAACCCAATCCTTTTCTTGACACCAAGGGCCATTAGGAAAACGATCTTTATCATTGTATGCATCAGGTCCGACCTTTAAGACTAATCCAACATTAGTTGCGATTTGAGTTTCCTGAATTGTTTTATCAGAAAGATAAACTCCGCCTTTAGTTTTACCTGCACCTTTGTGTGGTAATACTAATATACGCCAACCTGTTGGCTCAGGTAGTTTTGCTGATTCTTTTTTTTCTTTTTCTTTTTCTGCTTCTATTTTCTTTTTTTGCACAGCTTTCGCTACATGCGTGGGTAAGATTAAATTACTCATTTTGCTCCTGTTTCTTTTTAAGCAGGTCCGAGAGTTCCTGTTCAATATAGTTTAATGTATCAAGCTGACCTAAATGATTTTGATATTCATTCCAATCTTTGACTTGATTACTGATTATTAACTGAGTTATTTGACTTTGTCTAGTTCTAATTATTTTGTAGATCTTATCTACTATGTACACTGTATCCATTCTTTATTTCTTTTTAGTGATTAGTCCCATAGCTCCTTTCGCGCCCTTGATGCCAAAGCTCGCCGAGCAGGCGATATATAAGAGATGCTTATAATAATCAGGGAGTGAGTGTAGGGCTTCAAAGCCCGCTTTAATATGTGGTGTCCATCCGGGTATGAAGACTAGCACCGCCGGAACCAACAGGGCTAGTAAAATTACCTCGTCTTTCCAGCTCCCTTTCATTTGATCGACCGCTGAAGCCTCCCACGAAATTTTTCCTGCGATCTGCTGTTCTTTAAGTGACTTTTGTGCTTTTATTTCTGTCAAAGCTAAGTCTGCTTTTGCTTTTTTTGTCTCCACAAAACCCTTGACGCCGTCAGCGACGACGCCAAGTAAGGGCTTAGCTAATAGTTGCCAGACCATGGTTTAGGCTCCGCCCATCTTCCACAGTACGACTAAAACGATTGCACAAACAAAACCAGCTTTAATCCAGTCTTTCATGTTCCAATCATTCCATTCCTTGAGCCATTGAATTACATCTTTTACCAATTTCATGTTAACCTCCTAATGCTCTGTTAAACTAAAGTCAGATTCAAAAACAACCTCTAATTCTGAATCTCCAGTTAAAGTCAAAACTTTATTAAGTTTGTTGATTGCCTCTTGTACATCATGTTTACAATCAGCGCAACCACAATGACAAGATCCACCATTACTGTGATGACATTCGTGTCCGCAATTTTTACAGATAGACATTAATGTAGTGTTGCTTTTTTGACTTCATAGTTGTCAATACCATTTGCAAAAGCGTCCATCATATATTGAGTTTGTTCAGGACCTAAAATATTTAAATAGATAGTTTTTGCTACAACCATTAATGAGGCACTAAGAGCCATAGGATCATTAGGATACTTTGCAGCAAAATTAAAAGCTTCGTCTAAAATTTCTTTTGGATCACTACTTTTTAGTTTTCTTTTTTGTTCTTTTTTTAACATGTCCACCTTTGCTTGCCATATATGTGGGTATGCTAGCACCTTTTTTCAACATTTGCGATATCTTTTTTGAATCACCCACTCTTGTGCCTGGAGGTTTTCTATATTTTCTTTTTAAAAGCTTAATTATATTTGGACTTAGTTTACCATTTGCCATTATTTACCTCTTTTCGATGCTAAAGACACCTCAGCTCGTAAATCTGCTATGTCTTCTTGACTTTGTATGCGTTCTTTGTCGATATTATCCTTTTGTTCTAGCTTTTTACCTTCAAAATTAAGTTTTTCTAAGTCTAAATCTAGTCTTTGCTCCGCTAATTCTCTATTTTGTCTTACTTCTTGAGCTCTGAGCATTAATTCTTGCTGTTTTAAGTTAATTAACGGGTCTTTATCGTCTTTATTCATCATTTCTTGCTCTTCATTTACCATTTCATTAGTTAATTCGGTAATTCTTTGTGCAATTTCAAGCTCATTTTGTTGTTGAAACTGTTGCAAGAGCTCTGGAGGCAACATTCCACCCATTTTTTGTGCTTCTTGTTCGATAAGTGGAGCATTTTTCTTTGTAACTTCTTCTCTTGCTAATAATGCAATGTGTTCAGAAATGTGTGCTTGCAATATACCCATGGTAGGTGGGTTGTTTGCAACTAAAAAAGAACTCATGAACGCTCTATGAGCGTCTATGTGTGCTTGATGTGCCTGACCAGGGAATGCTTTGAGTCCTAACATTTGTAAAGACTTAGCATTTTCTATTCCTGGATCTTCGGGTTGAGGTTGTTGAGGAGGTGGTAAAATCATATCTATGTCTCTAACGCCTAATGCTTGATACATTCTTCTGTATGCCTCGTGCATATTATGCATTTGAGGATTTGAAGATGCCATTTGTAATTGTGTTTGCGCTAGAGTAACGCGCTGCGCCATAGAAAAAATGTTTGGATCAGATACTGGGAGTATGTCAATACGTTGGTCAAAATCTTGTTGCTTAATAATTCTGTTGCCACCACGTACAGCGTAAGGATACTCAGGAGGTAGGCTTTCTGCGAAAACTTTAGATAATAATTTAAACTCAACTTTTTGTGCGTAATGTAATCTTTTATGTATAGCGTTCATCACTTTCGTGCCGCGTTCCATAATAGCCATTGTTGTGCCAACAGGATTAGCTTGAGATCCTTCACCCATTTTATTATCTGCGATAGATGCAAATCTTCGACCTGCGTCTACAACAAATCCTAGTAAAGCAAAAAGAGTTTGACTAGGTTCTTTGTAAGGGATCAACATTAAGGATTCGCGAATCGCGCCTCCCGGTGCGTCTACGTCTCTAAACTCACCTGGTTGTAAAGGTTCATCATCATCTCTGACTCTTAGTCCTCTTGCCTTAAATCCTGCAGGTAAGTTTGATAATGTGCCTGCATCAATAAGTTGTCTTAGAGCAGATGTAGCTGTTCTTGATAGTCCACCAAGCATGTGTATAAGACCAAAGCCATAAAAGCCAAGGCCAGGCAAAAACTTGTAATGAACAAAGTATTGAATCTTTTTTCGTAGAACGTCTCCTTCTGCATAGTTGCGATAGATAGATAAGACTTTTCCAGAACCTTCGTCAACAGTAACCACATAAGGTAATTTAATACCAGTTGGTTCACCTGTTGTCGCGTTCTTATCTTCGAAACCTGGTATGTCTAAATCGCAATGAAATTCTAACAACACAATATCTTCTGCATTGTATGTTTCTGTTACTCCGTCTAACTCATCATACTTTTGAGCTGCATCATTTTTATCAACGGGACTTTCAGAAATATCTATATCACGATACATACCGCCCACTTGTTTCTTGCGTAATTCATTACCCATCATCTTGACGACGTGAGTTATTCTTTCACAAGATTCCATGTCAGTTGTATTGTATGGAATGATTACATCTTCTGCAGGAACAAATTTAGAAACTGCTCTTCCTTTAACTGCATCATAATAAACTTTTTTAAACGAACTACCTGCGAGTGGTAAATGAAATAACATCTGATCTAGTTCTTGATCATATTCTTCCATTTCATAAGTTATTTGATAGTTCATAAATTCTTTAACTCGTTGAGCCTGCTCTTCTACTTGTGGGTTTATCTCACCTACAATTTGTGTTCGAACAGGACCTTCAGAGGGAAGTAATTCTTTGTAAGCCTGTGCTTGAAACTGTGTAACTGTTTCTGCTAGTAATGGATGTGTGACACCACTTGCACCAGCAAAAGGTTTTGATCTGTCTTCATATTTAAATCCTAATAAGTCTAATCCATCTGTGTAAGATTTTAACCAATCAGATCTTGCATCTTTATCG